TACGGCGGCGAGGTGGTCGTGACCGCGACCTGTACGAAGCTCGGCGCCGTGCGGGCGCGGGCCGGGACCGTGACCACGATGGCGACCCCGACCGCCGGCTGGCAGTCGTGCGTCAATGTCGCGGACGCGACCGTCGGGGCTCCGCTGGAAAGCGATGCGGAACTGCGGCTGCGGCAAAAGGACTCGACCATGATCCCCGCGACCTCGCCCTATGAGGCGCTGGTCGGGGCCCTGAAGGATCTCGTCGGCGTGACGGACCTGAAGGTCTACGAGAACGATACCGATCTGCCGAACGAGTATGGGATTCCGGCCCACTCGCTTGCCGTGGTGGTGCAGGGTGGCGATGCGCAAGCGATCGCGGACGTGATCTCGCGCACGAAGACCCAAGGGGTTGCGACCTACGGTCTCATGACGGTTCTGTCCAACAACACCGCCGGGGTGCCGGACCGAATCCATTTCTCGTCGCGCGTCGATGTTCCGGTGCTGGTGATCGTTCGGCTGAACGCCCTGGAGGGCTATACCTCGGACGTCGAGGCCGTGATCAAGGCGCGGGTGATCGATTGGATCAATGCCCTGCCGCTTGGCAAGACGGTCGGGCGTCGGTTCCTGTTCATGCCGGCGCAATTGAATGCTGAGGCGCCGAGCGAGACCTTTCGACTGCTCGATGTCCTGATCGCCCGACCGGGGAACGTGCCGGGGCTCGTCGATCTCCCGATGGCCTACTATGAGAAGCCGGCCTGCTCGCTCGAGAATATCTCGGTCGTGGTGGTGCCGTCGTGAGGCGCCCGGCTGACTACGCCGGGCTCGCGATTCCCTATCATCGGTCGCGCCCGAAATTTCAGGCCATGATCGAGGGCCTGACTGGTGCGATCGTTGATGCGCGGGACCTGCTGGACCAGTTGCCGGCCGCGTTCGATATCGACGAAGCCGTGGGGGTGCAGCTCGATGTTGTGGGCAAGTGGGTCGGGCGCTCTCGCGTGATCCCGGTGCCGCTCGAGGATCCGTGGTTCAAGTTCGACCGGGTCGGCCGCGGCTGGGATGAAGGAATCTGGAAAGGCCCCTACTCGGTCGCGAGCGGTCAGACGGTTCTGGACGATGATGATTACCGCCGGCTGCTCTACGCCAAGCGGGCCGCGAACAACTGGAACGGTCGCCGGCAGAGCGCGGAGGCGGCGCTGCGGATCTATATCGCGGACCCGGCCACGCATCTGTGGGTGCAAGATTTCTTCGATATGTCGGACGCCGTGTGCGTGTCGGGTAAATTGCCCCGGTTGTCGGACTGCTTCATCATCGCTTTGAATCTGATCCCGGTGAAGGCCGCGGGCGTGCGGCGCTATTATGCGTTCACCTCCGTCGATGGCGCGCCGCTGTTCGGGTTCGATTTGCAGAATTCGTTCCTCTCCGGATGGGATTCCGGCGCGTGGGGCGTGACGCCGCAGTGGCTTCTTGAGAACTCGTGAAGGGCTGACCCATGACTGCGCAGAATGATTTCGTCCCGTTCGCGACCGGCGCTGGCGCCAATACGCTGACGCCTTCGGCCTTCAGGGCGCTGACCGCGATTGTGGGTCAGGGCGTTCAGGCTGGCCTTGCGCGCTCCGATGTCGCCAACACGGTCTGGCGGCAGGCTTCGTTCGTGGCCGCGATGATCGGCGAGTTCATCAAGGATGCGGGTTATGACGCCCTGGACAATGGCGACCTTGATGGCCTCGAGGCGAACTTCATCGCAGCGCTTCGCCACACCCTGCTGTCGCAGGAGACCGCCCTGCTGCACTTCGGCGTCGACACCGGTACGGCAAACCATGTTGTGCTCGCGACCCCGTCGCCTGCCGTGACGGCGCTGGCGGACGGGATGACGTTCCTGTTCCGCCCGAACGCGACCAATACGGGCGCGACCGATTTCGTCTGCGGGATCCTCCCGTCGGTTCCGATGAAGCGCGACGACGGCGCGACCGCGCTGGGCAAGGGCGATCTTGTCGCCGGTCGACTCGCGATGGCGGTCTACTACAGCGGCAAGCTGATGCTGGTCTGTCAGGTGCCGGACGTGGCGATGTGGCATCAGGGGACCGCGACCGGCGGAACCTCGACCGCGATGACGACGACGCTTTCGCCTCTTGTCGGCGTGCTGGTCCCGCACATCAAGATGCGGGTTCCGATCACGACCGCGAACGGCGCTGCCCCGACGATGGACTTCGGCTTCGGGGCTTTCCCGATCGTATCGAACATCACGGGCGCGGCCCTGGCGGGCGGCGAAATGGCCGGCGCCTCGACAGGCTATGAGGCCGATCTGCATTTCGATGGAACAAGTCTGCGGCTGATGAATCCGCTTGCGGGCTCGACGCCTGCCTACACGGGCGCGACCGACTCGGTCGCGGGTGCGGCCGGTATCGTGCCGGCGCCGCCGATTGGATCGCAGCGCAAGGTTCCGCTGGGCTCGGGTGTGTGGGGCGATCTTCCCCTGATGGTCGGCGCCTCGTCGGGCGCTGGCGGCAAGCTAGGCGCCGTGGCGGCTCCGGCCGCCGGCGACCAGCTCAAGTTCTGGCGCGGCGATGGCGTCTGGGCTGACGCGGGCGATATGTGGGGCCTCGGGATCGGCGCGATCGCGATCGTTCCGGTGACCTACATGACGAACAACACCGGTCTGAATAATCCAGTCGGCGGGACCGCGACCGGATCGCAGATGAACTCCGGCTTCTTCACCTTCGGGTCCGTCACGGGCGTCTCGGTCGGGACCTCGGTTCCGCTCGGCAACTTCGGTGTCGTGGCGCACTACAATGCGGGCGAGTGGTCTGATAGCCGCAAGGGCAGCTTCGCCGGCACGTGGACCTGTCAGGCGTTCTGCGCCCTGGGGGATTTCGGTGGCGCGACATCGCCGACCGGTGTGCTGTCGGGCTTCATGGTGATGAAGCGCACGCTCTGAGAAAGGTGGCGGTCAGATGGAGATCTCGATTCCGAAAAATGGTCGCGCGGTCTATGCGTCGCCCGACAAATCGACGATCGATTGTGAGGTCGAGGTGAACGGCCGGCTCGTGCCGTTCACGGCCCACAGAGACGATACTGAGCCGCATGGTCAGGCGATCTACGAGGCGCTGATCCAGCGTGGCAAGATTGAGCCCTACAGGCCGCCTGCTGGGAAAGAATGATCGATGGATCTGGCGTTCTTCACCGGCTCCGCATTCCGCGCCACCATCCCGCTTGCGGCATTCGAGGTTCTTTATCCCGGATGCGCGTCCGAGCGATGGGTGGCCCGGATATGGCGCGAGGCTGCGTCCGAGGCCCCGCCAGTGTTCGCATGGGATAGTGCCGCGCCTCCGGCGGCATTCCCGGCCGGGCTCGCGACCAAGATCGTCGGGCCGTCGCTCGTGCTGGAAGTGCCGTCGGATGAAATGCTGGCGAACTTCGGACCTGCGGGCGGTTCATTCGTCTGGGACCTGGGCTTCTATCGCGCGAGTCAGCCGCGCAACTTCGTGCGCGTCGATGGTGGGTCGGCTACCTGCTATCCGATTGACGGAGGTTCGATCCGGACGCCTGCGCGGCCGGGCGATACCGTGTCGGTGTCGGGCGCGAATGCGCTGGGGTCAGGGTAAAACGATCCTGCTGTAATGTTGCCGCATTCACAGGCGGCGCGATCGCGTGATATTGGCGAGACGTTCTTTCTGCCGGAGGCGATCGCGATGTCGATTCAACCCATGCGGACCTCGTTCAAGGGTCGATCGAGCATTCGAGCGCTCGAGGGTGATGTCCTCGAGGCCTATCAGGACTCGGTCGGCATCTGGACGATCGGGACGGGCCATACCGCTAAGGCGGGTGCGCCGGCCCCGCGGGCCGGAATGACGATCACCCAGCAGGAGTCGGACGAAATTCTGTCGCGCGACCTGCGGCTCTTTGAGACCGGGGTCTGCAAGGTGCTGAACCGCCAGCCGACGCAGAATCAGTTCGACGCGATGGTGTCGCTCGCGTTCAACATCGGGCTCGGCAATTTCCAGAAGTCCTCGGTGGTCTCTCGCTTCAATCGTGGCGACGATGCCGGCGCGGCCGCGGCGTTCCTGATGTGGACGAAGGCCGGCGGGCGCGAGCTGCCCGGTCTGGTGAAGCGCCGCAAGGTCGAAATGAAGCTGTTCAACACGGGCGACCGTGGAGTCGTGGCGGCGCGGATCGCCGACATCCCGCAGGGCGAGATCGACGAGATTCCGTCGAGCGGCGGCGTCGACGCCCCGGAGGCGCCGAAGTCCCTGGCGGGCTCGAAAACCGTCTGGGCTTCCGCCACGACCGGTCTGGCGGGCGCCGGGATGGCGGCGGATGCTGCCTCGCAGGCGCTCGATCGCGCTCAGTCGGTGAAGGATGCGGCCGACAAGGCCATGACGTTGTTCGGGTTCGATTGGCGTGCGGCGGCCTTCATCGTCATGGCCATCGTGATCTTGCTGCTGTGCGGCTTCATCATCTGGGATCGGCGCCAGCGCCTCGTGCGCGACGGGGTATGATGCTGCCGGGAGGCAAACGCCATGTCGCCTTTCGGGTTCCTTCCTGATCTCCACGCCTTCATGGTCGAGGTCTGGTGTGGTGTCGCGGCGGTCGGGTTGCTGATCGCCGCGATCGCGCTGCTGGGCGCCAAGCCGTCATGGCTGGTCGAGAAGATTCCGGTCGTCGGCGGCTTCGTGGCGTCGATCCGTCGCGGCGCCGGGTTCGTGCTGCTGGGTCTCGCGATCCTGTCGGGCAGCTTCGGCGCTGGCTACTTCATGCGAGGTTCGCTCGAGCACGAACGCGCGCTAGAGGCCAAGATCGAAACCGACCGGGCGATCAAGGACGAGCAAGAGCGACGCGCCAAGGCGGTCGCGGCGGCGCGCGAGGATGAACGCAAGCGAGCCGATGAACTGTCGGCCGAGATCGATGCGATGCGGGAACAGCAAAGGCGAGACGATGAAGCCTCACGCGCTAATGATTCTCACCCTGGGCTTCGTCGCAGTGGGGTGCAACGCCTCAACAAGGTCGGACGGCCCTGAAATAGTCGCCGAGGTTGCGCGGCAGAATGCTGACCTCGTGCGCGAGAAGCCGTCGCCGGAAAACCGCCGGCCGTGTCCTGATCCGGTCGCGCTGCCGAATCGAGACCTAACGGAAGGCGAGACGGAACGGTTCTGGCACGAGGATCGAATCCGGCTGGTCGTCTGTGGTCTGCGCCACAAGGCGGTGTTGTCGTTCTATGAAAATCGCGATGCCCGACTTGCGGGTGAGAAATGAGGGAACCGATGCTACCCCAAGCGGGTTCTCTCGCGGAACGAGTCGCGAAGATCGAAGCCATGCTGCCGGCAAGCGACCGGGATGGTCGGGATCAGTGGGACGCCATCAACGATGTGCGCCGCGGTATGACAGACCTGAATGTCGAGATCGGCGGCCTGAAGGTGGAGATCGGGGCCGTGAAGGAAAAGAACGGTCTGATCTTGGAAAAGCTCGAGGAAGTGAAAGATCGGCAGCAGGACGCGACGCGACAGCGAACCGCGTCAGAGGTGTCGAATGCCGCCGCGATCGACGCGCTGACGAAAAAGATCGACGCCCTGACGGCTGACGTCGCGGTGCTGAAGGAGTCGCGGCAGTCGATGGGGAAATTCGGGACCGTTCTGCTGTCCGGTTTGGTGTCGGCCGCTGTCGCGCTGCTGGCCGGCTTCATGAATCATTCCTTCTGGGGAAAGTGACGCGGGGTCTTGACTTAGGGCCCGCGTGCAAACACATTCCCGACCGTAGGTCTCCTCGACCTCAAGGTCGCAGCATCGGCCGCCGCATTGCTCTTACGCCCTGGCCTCGCGCCGGGGCGTTTGCGTTTCAGGGCTTCTTGAATTCCGCTTTGATTTCCCCGATGCCGAGTCGGAAGGCTGTCTCGATCAAGTCGATCCATCGCTGCATGAACTGATCTTTCTGCTCCGTGGTGGTGCCGAACAGCGGGATCGATATCTCGCTGCTGAATTTCCCTGACGCGAGGCGGGCCGAGACGATAAGGCGATCCTGATCGGGTTCTATCTGGGGCGCCGGCTGGTGTAGTCTTTGGGTCATATTCAAAGCCTCGCGGTCAGGGAATGCAGCAAAACGGATCGGGTGCTACTAGGCTACCTGCCCGCTGATGAGCTTGATGGGATCGCTCGCCAGCTTGTGGATGCGCCGGCAGGCCTCGCCGATCTGCTGTGCGGTTCCGAGGTCGATCGTTTCGGTGATCTTGGCGATCTCGACCAGTCGGTTGCGGCGATGGTCCGATATTTCGCGGTCGCGACTGCCGGCTAGAATCAATTCCCGAATGCGGCGTTCCTTGCTCGCGATGTCGAGGCCGGCGAGTTGCGAGACGATGGTGCAGCCCCGCAGGGTGTCCTGAATGACCTGCAGGGCGTCGTAGGCCTGCTCGCAGGTGTAGTCGTAGCCCTTGTCGTTCTCGCCGCGCAGTTCCTGTTCCTGATCGATGAACCGCGTCAGGAGCGCGATCGCGTCCTGATAGGGGCGCTCGAGCGGTTTGGTCGTGATGTCGTTCGTCGTCGTCATGGTGCTGCTCCGGATCGCAAGAGGGCCGGCGGATGCCGACCCTCGGGGGTTTCATGTGAAACTTTCAGGCCGCGTCTTCGGCCGGCTCGGTCGCTTCGATGTCGCCGGTCTCCTCGTGTTCGTCGTCGGCGTCGGCCTCGTCGTGGTCGTATGCCGAGATAATCATGGGCTCCGATATCCGTGGCGCCGCGAAGCGCATTTCGGGCGGAAGCCAGCCGACCTCCTCGGCGCGTGCTGCCGCCCATGCGGCTTTCTCGGCTTTCTTGCTTTTCGGGGGCTTGATGGGTTCGACCTTGTCGCCAAGGTTGCGTCGCTGAATTTCGTTCAAGTCTTCCACGAATTCATCGATCCGCGCCGCTGCGGCCGATGCGAAATAATCCGCGGGGTCGAATATCTTGAGCGCCATCGCGTTGTAGGTCTCTTCCCCGATAGCCTCGAGGATCGCTTGCGCCTCGTAGGTTCGCGGCCCGTTGGCGTTCATGATCCGCATATCGAGCATCCCGGCAATCGTGCGGGCGACTTCCTCCTGACGGCCGGTCGCCTGCTCGAATGCCTTGTGGAATGGCTGGCGTTCGTGATCGTGGCGCAGATAGTCGAGCCCCTGCGAGGAAACCTTGAGGGGCGATTCCCATCTGGAATGCATCGCGGCCGTCAGGAGCCGGAATGCAAGCGTCGGATTGACCGCGATCGCGAGGATGGCGGCGCGCGTGACCTGCTCGGACAGCCGCATCGTCAGGGCGCCGCTGATCGCAGCGTTCGGGAGTTCTTCGGTCGGATCGGCTGTGCCGGTCTGCGGGCTCGTGACCTGTTCGTCGCCGGGCGCCGCTTGCCCTGGGGCGAGTAAGCCATAGGCGATTTCGATCCCGTTGCGCCCGATTGAGACGATGCAGCCTGTGGCGGCTTTGATTTCCGGTGTGCAGGCACGCTCGAATGCCGCGCGTTCGATCTCGTCAACGCGCGCGTCGAGTCGAAGGCTCTCGGTCGCCATGTCTTCGCCGATGTCGTCCGACTGGTCGATCTCCTCGATCCGGGCTCTTGCGGCGTTGATTTCGGCCTGCTCGTCTGTCGTGAGTGGGATTTCGTCGAGCTTGCCTTCGTAATCCCATGGGTTCTGAATCGAGCGCCACGACAGCGCCCACGACCATCCATCGGCAACGAGGCGTTGACATTCCTGCTCGATGCGCTCGTTCGCGAGGCTGGACAGAAGCTCGGTATCGCTGATGATGATGGTCTTCTCGTCGAACAGGTCGTGCCGCACGACGCCGCCAGCCTTGCTGTAGGCTTCCTCGCCGACGACCGTGAGGGCATAGATCTGATCGTGCTGGTTGGCCCCGAGTTCGCTCCGGACGCCGTGCGCGTAGAGGCCATATCCTTTCTTCAGGCGATTGTAGACTTCGACCTGCCGGGCGTGATCGTCTGTCAGCGTGAATGCCTTGGCGGTGCTGTCGTCGATCTTGCCGGCCCGCCAGACGTCCCGAATCTCGGGCGCGATCTTGCCGAGCGCCTCGAACTGGCGGACCTGCAGGATCGTCATGCCGAGCGCGTCGGCTGCGTCCTGCTCGTCGCCGCCGTCCGCCATGATGTCGCGGACCTGCTCGTAAGCATCGACCGGGTGCATGGCTTCCCGGAGGGTGTTTTCCGCCAGCGCCATGGTTCTGATCTTGGCGGCTGTCTCGGCGTCGACCACGATGGTCGGGATCTGGGCGTCGGCGTGCCAGTGCTTGCGGCTGATGAGCGTCTTGCAGGCCCGAAGGCGTCGGCGCCCCGCAACGACGCGGAAATCGCATCCCTGCTGCGGTTCGATCTTCTCGATCACGATGGATTGCAGCAGGCCGATCTTGCCGATGGATTTCGCCAGCCCGGCGTCGGCCTTGATGTTCGGTTTGCCGCGCCGCGGATCGTGTTCCTTGTCGTCCGCGATGCTCATCACGGGCGTCATCGCGCTGCTGTGCAGGACCTGTGCCGGCTTGGGCTTCTTGCTCATGTGGTTTTCCTTCTGCGGGTTGGCGCCACGGATGGGCGCGGGGGTCGACCGACTTTGAATGTCGGATCGAATTCTCTGCGAAGTTCGTTTGTGTGACGCCCGGCGAGGCGCGCGAGCGCGTCCATAGCGTCGTGTCGATCGACGTTGCCGAACCGGCAACCCATCGGGGTTCCGATGATGAAGCGTGCGGTCGTCGCGATGTCGTCGGACCGAATCCCGGTGGGGATTTCGCTCGGATGCGCGGGTTCGATATGCCCTGGGCGGGCGATGTATTTGTCGGCCAGCTTTCTTGCGGCGGCGAGCTGTTCGGGGGTTGGCTTGCGGGTCATTTGGCGCTCGCGATGTCTCTGATTTCGACCATGACGAGTTGCTCGCCCGGTCGTGCGAGCATGTCCCACGCTTGCCGGATTCGCTCGTCCGTCCAGCTATTCGTTATGAGGATCTCGCGTTCGGTCGCGAGGAAATTCGAAAGCGCGCCTCGAGGTGTGGGCGAGACCGTCTTGATGTCGATGTCGCCAGCGATGGAAATCGCGTATCCGATCTTCATGACTTCCCCGCTTGCGTGACGGGATACAGGACCCGGAGGTCTGCCAGCGCTTCGATGTGGGCATGCCGGGTTTCGTCGACCCTGAAGGCCTGCTCGCCCGTCGCCTGCGCGCGCGCCTTCGCCTCCGCGTTGGCCGGGCCCTGATAGTTGAATTCGATCGCGGGATAATAGCGGCCGTCGTGCTTGCGCCGCCGCCAGACGATGTGTCGCGCCATGCTGATGATCTCCTCGAGGTGTGGGCGTCGAGCCTGCCGAGGCCCGACGCCGGGATGGTGTCAAAAATCTCCTATGGCGACCTGCGCGCACGGGACTCCGTTCTCGCGCCACATCGCCACGACCTTGTTGCGGTCGTCGAACACCATGACGGGCTCGAAACCTTCGCGCCGGATTTCAGCCAGCATGATCAGCTTCACCTCGGTGTCGTCCCGATAGTCGCCGTCCGGCCGCATGTAGAGCTGCTCGGGTTGGATCTGGAGGCTATGTCGCGCGAGCCATTCCTCGGTCGCGATGCGGCAGCGTTCCGGCCTGCCGGTCATGAACAGGACTTCATAGCCGCCGAGGGTGTCGCCATAGTCCAGCAGATGGCCCGCGAGATCGCAGACGTGCTGGATCGGGGCGTCGAGGTGGCAGAGGTCGAAAAACTTGTCCCAATCGCGCGGCTGTTGCTTCACGAGGTGCTGGCGGTGGTCGCTGTTTGCGAGCGTGCCGTCGATGTCGAATATCCAGCACTTGCGAGGTTTCGTGGTCATGATGCGTTCCAATTCGAGGGATGCCCTGGGGGCCGCTTCCGGCCGCTGGCTCCGCCGCTCAATCGCCCGCCCGGTCCGCAGAAAACCGACCGACCGACTGATCCCGCACGAGGCGTAGAGACGGAGTGCGCCCCAGACTGGCGGGTCGCGACCCCCAAGGCAAACTGCTACGCGTTCTCGTCCATGCTGGACGGTTCGATCGCCTTGGTCTGCTCGACCGCGCGCTGAAGCATCGCGCTCGCGATCGGCGGTGCGGTCTGCTCGACCGGAACGAGGACGGGATAGCTGACCTGTCCGTTCGGCCGCGGCAAGTTCAGGATGCTCTCGATCGCGTCGACCCGCGCGGCGTCGTCGTCCGTCATGACGGTGCGATTGTAGCAGGCCATCGCGGCGAGAACCGCGTTCGTCGAAATCGCGCGGATGCGGTTGTCGAACGCGCGCTGCTGATCCAGCATCTTCGTGCGAGCGTCATCAGCGTCGATGCGGCGCGTTGCCGCGATGACGGAGCTTTCAGCCCCGGTGGCTTCAGGCATGGTTTTTTCCTTTCGTTTCGACCGGGCGCGATAGAGGATCGCGCGCGCCGCCCGGCAGAGCGCGCGAATTCTTTCGAGACGGTGTGCGGAGCGCATAGACGAAGGAAGCCGTGACAGTGGCCAGAAGGCAGAATGCCGCCGTGGTGCTGATCATGCTGGTCTCCTCTCGCTATGCCGCCGGGTTGCCGACCTCGACGCGAAAGACGCCGCTCGCCATTGCGGCTTCGATCCCGTCGACTTTGATCCATGTCGCCCATCCGCCGATCCGGAGCCGTTCGTTAACGCTCGCGTCCGCGATGATGGTGGCGCGCACGTCAGCCTCCTGCGCTGTCCGGTGCGGGGTCGTGCTGCGGACAGCCCGCTGCGCCGCAGTCGTGTTCCTCGTCGCCGCAGGCCTCGCATTGACCTGCCTGCTCATCGTCGTCCCAAGTCGAAGGATGATCGAGCGGGGCCTGACCAGCGTCGTGACTGATCGCGACCGGGCGCCGAATTCCGGCGCGCCGCATGACTGCTTCCTCGGTGGTCTGGCGGATCGAGAAGATTGCGGCGCCGGGATAGAAATGCGTTTCCCAGCGCAATTCCTCCGGGTCGGCCGAGCCGAACGGGAGCGAGGGCTCGTCGATCCGGAGCATCTTGACGCCGACCTGCTCGATCTCGAGGCAGCGGCCCGCGTGTTCGCGGTGGCCGAATATCTCGACAATGAGCCAGCGAGGTTCCGTGACGTCGTGCGTCATCGCGAGACTCCGTTCACGCGAGCGTGGTTTTCTTCTATGCGTTCAAGGGTGCTGTTGATTGCCTCGCACGCATCCGCGATGCGGTCGAAACTAAACGCCAGATTGGCCACGACCATGACGGCGCCCTTCAGGGTGTCTTTCTCCTCGGGGGTCGGGCCCTGGGGGCTTTCGCCCGGTATCGCGTCGATGTGGCGCGCGATCTTGAGCGCGAGTTCCTGAATGGCGTCTTGGTTCTGCAGCGGCATGGTCTTCTCCTGTCGTGACGATGGTCGGCACGCGCGGCGCCGACCTGTTGCGTGTCAGCGCTTCGGCCACTCGATCTTCTGATCGGGCGGCAGATAGGCGGCGATCTGCTTCTCAAGACGCTTCAGCGTGGCGAGCTGGTCGTCGTCGATGCTGCCGAGCCACAATTTGAGTTGACGTGCGCCCTTCTGAGCCTTGGTCTGCGCGATGCTCAGAAGTTCTGCCTCCATTTCCATGCGTTCCCGATCTGCCGCGGTCGGCGCCGAATGTTCTTCAGCAGCGCCGCCCTGATCCTGATCTCGATCACCTTCTGGATCGCCCGATGTGTCGGCTCGATCAGTATCCCGTTGGTCGTCCTGAGCCACATCCGGACCGGGCTTCGCTTGATCGTTGGCGGGCTGTTGCTTGGCCGCATCCGGTTTGCGTTCCTGAGCCGGTGGTTCTTTCCGGCTGTCAGTCTTGGCTTCGGATACGCTTTCGCGATCTCGGCCCTGCCGATCCGTGGCATCCTCTTGCGATGTGGTTTCGCCATCGTGCTGCTGGTCCTCCTGCTGCGATGTCGTCTTGCCGTCGATGATCTCGCCGGTCTCGCGATCCACCAGCGTGCTGGTCGCGCCCGCGATCATGTCGAGTTTGTTGCCGAGACCCTGGACGGTGGCGACGGCTTTTATAGGCTCTCCACGATCGTTCGTGATCATGGTCTGGCCTTCCATTTCCTCGGCGGCGTACTCGTTGCCGATTTCCTCTGGAAATGCGGCTCGCAACGCTGCGGCTTCAGCGCATTTGTCGAGTTGTCCGAATGGGCGACGTTTCCACATCGCGTTCGGCTCCGAACTATCGCGCGCTTGTGTCGCATAGGATTCCATCCAGTACACGCGCGGCCCTGGGAACGGGAGACGTTGACCGCCAAGCAGGCGATAGACAGTGACTTGGCACCATTCAGGATATTCGATTTCGATCGATCCGAGCTTGGCGCGTCGCGTTTCTCCGTACTTCGCTTCATCACGCCCGGCATATTGGCCTGTTCGAAATGCTGTCGTTCGAAGCTCTCCGATTCCCGGCCATACGGTTTCGACCATACGCTTCAGTTGGCTATTCCACATCGGCACGATGTGGACGGGCTTTTTGAATGGATCGAGCTTGCGTGCGCGGCAGTATGACAAGGCAAGGATGACGCTCGATGCTTCTTTTGCGAGCGGAAATACGGCATCGACGAGGGCTCGCCATTCGGTCAGCGATACGCCAAACCGTTCCTCAACGGCCGGGTGATATGGAAGGCGCGGTGGTGCGATTGCGACTGCGCGGGATTCAGATTGATCGCTCATGCTTCTCTCCTCTTGCGCGGTGGGCGGCCGCTATCTTGGCCCGGTGTTCTGGTGTTAGCTTTCGACCCATGAGAGCCGCGCTGCGCTCGCCAGTGTCATGGCGGAAAAGCGCATAGACGTAGAAGCGCCCCATGATACTTACCTCGTCTTCGCTCGTGAGTTGCGGAATATCCGGACGCCTGCGAGTGGCTTCGATCCGCCGTGAACCCGGACAAATTCACGGACGGCCATCGCGATATGCTCCTGCTTGATGAAGGGCCGGAGCACGACCAGCGAGATTACATCGTGATCGATGATCTCGTGATCCCAGAATTCTTCCAGCGTCGAGAGCGCCGAGGCCGT